GTGATCATCCTGGCGTATGCGTCCGTCCCGTTCCGTTTCATGTTCGATTTCTATTTCCACGTCCACTGGGCGACTGTCATGTTGAATCTCATCATCTGCGCTGCTGTCTTCAAAGCGCGGGGTAACGTGGCGCGCCTGTTTAACGTTCTGAGGCCAGAATAATGCGGATCAGCGATAAAGTTATCTCTCTCATCAAGCAGTTTGAAGGCCTGCGCCTGACTGCGTATCAGGACAGTGTGGGCGTCTGGACAATTGGTTATGGCTGGACACAGCCAGTGGACGGCAAACCGATCCGCCCCGGCATGACCATCAAAGAAGAAACAGCCGAGCGCCTGCTACGCACCGGGCTGGTGGGCTACGAAAGTGACGTGTCGAAGCTGGTGAAAGTGAAGCTGACGCAGGGTCAGTTTGATGCGCTGGTTTCGTTTGCCTATAACCTCGGCACCCGTGCACTGTCGACTTCCACTCTACTGCAAAAGCTCAATGCTGGTGATTACGCTGGTGCTGCTGATGAGTTTCCACGCTGGAATAAGGCTGGGGGTAAAGTACTGCCTGGCCTGACCCTGCGTCGTGAGGCAGAGCGTGCGCTTTTCCTCTTGGACAGCAAAAAATGATCTCCAGCTGGAAAGCCGCTGCGGCTTTGCTTTCACTCGCCGGCGTTCTGTCCATCGCATGGACGATTAACCATTACCGCAATAACGCGATCACCTTCAAAGACCAGCGTGATAAGGCGACGGTCAGGGCCAATTCATCTGAGGCGATCACCAACAACGTGATCACCGCGATGAACCTCATTCATGACATCTCACAGGCTACGCAGAATGCTAAGAACGAACTGGCTGAAAAAGGCGAAACGCGCATTGTATACATCAAACAGGCGCTTGAAGGCGATCCATGTGCTAACCAGCTTGTTCCTTCTGCCGCTGCTGACAGCCTGCGGGAATACGCAGACAGTTTACGTCCCGGCTCGGGTGGTGCCGATAAGCGCTGACCTGACCGCAGACACACCGATCCCCGGAATAGCAGTTCCGTTCACGTGGCAGGCAAGTCTGGAGTTAAACGCTCAGCTTTATACGGCGTTGGGGCAGTGCAACCTGGATAAAGCAGGGATTAGAAATATTGAAGAACACCGCAGTGTTTTGCAATCAGCAAACAAATGAGATAGATCATGACGTTAATTGCTGGAGCAATACGATAGATGAATTGCATTATGTCTCCTTTTAGGTCTACATGGTTGTTGATTCCATTGTGTAACCTAAATGAGTTGTGTCTCTCAGGTTCTGTACGCCAGAAAATCATAACAGCGAGTCACGCCATAAACGTTGGCAAGAAATATACATATCATTAATAATGATGTCTCTTGTTAAAGGGGACATTTTATGGAATGGTTTGACAAAAACGCCGCAGCTATCATCGCTGCTAGCGCAGCACTGATAGCATCGCTTATAGCTGGAACATTTGCTTTATTAGGAGCCTATTTGAACCATTGGTTCAGTAACAAGCGTTATGAAGAGCAAAAGCTACATGATGCTGCAAAAGACAATAAACGCTTATATCTAGAAAAAGGTGAAGAATTACATTCTTTAATAACTCAATGGGGCAATACAGCATATGCTGACATGATGGGTGGACGGAATGTAATTGCAGGCATATTCACAAAGGTTCAGCACAGAGATTTCGTTAAAGAAAATTTCGATCCTGCTATTTACATGCGACTAAAGTCTCTGATGGATATTTACTTCAATCATTTATGGGAGCATTTCAATAAGGTTAGAGAAATACCTACGAATGCTCCAGATATTACAGAAGCTTATGAGCGCGGATCTTTATCGCAAATTGATGCTCTCAATAAGCATGATTTTTATTGCAAAGACTTTGATCATCTGCTTGCTGCTGTCCAAGAGGAACTGCAGAAAATACTATTGGAACAATTGAAAAATTAGTTACCTAAAGGCGTCTAAGTTGAAATAGCCATTTATTTTGGGTGTATTAATCCTCGCTAACGAACTGTTTATATTAATGGGCTCAATAATGAGCCCATTAATATTAGGGCAGGTTTTTTTCTATTATCACCTTTTCGACAAGGCTCCTGGCTATGCGATTCGCTTTGTTGTTGATTGCTACCCTGTCCTCCTCATCCGAGCAAAGTAAATCATGCACCTTGTCGTGGCTTACAGCTTTTTTGAAAACTTTGAGTCTTTCTTCGTCCACTAAGTGAACGAGTTCTTTGACTAGTAACTTCAAAGCCCCGATTTCAGCTTGCAGATAAATTATTTGTTGATCGCTGCCATTTTCAAACTGCGCCATAGCTGCTCCTTATGTGATGTTTAGTTTCAGCATCTTGATTTTACCACAATCACACTATGGGCATTGGTGGTGAGATATTGATGGTTTTTAATCGCGCTTCGCATGCGCTAAACATTCGAGAGTCTTTCAGTCGTGAGCCTGGGGAAAGCTGCTTTCTCGGGCGGCTGTCCCATGCGACAGGCTCACATCTAAAAGGATAAATCATGCGCATCACCGTTCTTGATGATGATCCTGGTAAAAGAATTAACCCTGCCGTTGAGCGCTATAAAGTTTTTATTGATGGGAAAGAGATCAAACACTGCTTTGCTGCTGACGATGAAAAAGGTGAAGTGATTTGCGCGGTACTCAAAGACGAGCGAATCGTACTTGAATCCGGAGAGGTTAAGCGGCAAACCCTGCGGGGCTCGGTAAGGATTGAGCCATGCGAGTAGAAATCGATGGTGTCCCGTATGTACCTGCCTGCGCGCCAACCACCAGCCGGATCGGCATAGCCATTTCCACGCACAACCGCGCTGGCGTACTCAGCCAGGCGCTGGAACATCAACTCCGGCATTTACCTGCTGGCGCGCTGGTGGTTGTAGTTGATGATGGTTCACAGCCACCAGCCGTGGTACCAGCCGGCGTAAACCTGATCCGGCACGATAAATCGCTTGGTATTGTGGCATCGAAGAACGCCAGCCTCGCCGCGCTTTGTGCTGCTGGGTGTGAGCATCTCTTCCTGTGGGACGATGACGCCTGGCCGATCGCTGATGGCTGGTGGCTGCCTTACATCGAATCACCCGAGCCGCATCTGGCTTATCAGTTCCTCGATCTGGCTGGCGCGCGCAAACTTCATGACATCGCTGAACTCTACCGGGACGATAAGCATGTGGCTTATACCGGCCAGCGCGGCGTGATGCTCTATTACCACCGCAGCGCGATCGAGCGCGTTGGTGGCTTCGACCCGATTTACGGCCGCGGAATGTATGAGCACAGCGATCTCGCCCTGCGCATCCACAATGCCGGGTTGACATCGTGGGCGTTCGCTGATGTGGTCGGCTCTGAAAAGCTGATTCACTCCCTCGATGAGCATGAGCTGGTAGAGCGTTCGGTACCACGTCCGGACAGGGAAGAGCAGGTGAAGCGGAATGTGCGTATTCACAACGAGCGGCGCGACACCGGTTATACCGGCTACGCCCCGTATCGACCGCAACGTAATGTTGTGATCACCACGCTGCTGACCAGTGAGCCTGACCCGCAGCGCGGTACCAGAATGACAGCCTCACCTGACCTGCTGGCGAAGTGGGCTGATTCATTGCGCGGCTGCGGCCGGGTATTGCTGGCTGATGAGCTGGCGAACGCACCGGCAGATGTTGAACTGTGTCGCGTTCCCGCCGTGAAGATGAACGTTTACTTCCGGCGCTGGCTCCATATCTGGCAGCACCTTCGCGATCACCCTGAATATCACCTGGTCTGGTGCACTGACGGTACCGATGTCGAAATGCTCCGGGAGCCGTGGGCAGATATGGTGCCTGGCAAAGTGTATGTCGGCTCTGAACCAAAAACATATGCCGATGCGTGGGCACGCCAGCACCACCCGGAGCGCATCTATCAGGCCTTCCTCAATGAGTATCGCGACGATGTGATGCTGAATGCCGGATTGCTTGGCGGGCTGCGCGCTGACGTAATGGCGGTTGCGCACGGCATAGTGCGGCTCTATTACCTGCTGGAGTGTCACCGCTTCTGGAAGACAGAGAATGCGCGGGCAGCGGTCGGCGATATGCTGGCTTTTGGCATTATGGCTAAACGTTTTGGCGATCGCGTCGTGACTGGCCCGCAGGTGCATACTGTTTTCAAATCAGGCGGCACCGGTAAGGAGTTCGCCTGGTGGCAGCATAAATAGCACCGGTAAGTAATAATGTATCTGAGCATTCAGCTGGACGTTCTGCGTTAAGCGCCACCCGCCAGGGAGAAGAGAGACGATAAGCCGTCTCAGGCTGAATGCTTACCCCTCCTGAGGCCGCCACTGTGCGGCCTTTTTTAATGCAAGCGTGCAGGTCAGTCATGAGTGAAATCAGGTTCGTTGTTGTGGGCCATCACGCCCGGCGAGAGCAGGCCGAAAGGCTGGCTGTCTCTCTTGGCGCTCACCTCTTAGTGGACGAGCACGACAGGGGGGCCAACTGGAATCACCGTCGCGCGATGAAATGGGCAGCAGATCAATCCTGTCGTGTTGTCGTGCTGGAAGATGACGCTATGCCGGTAGCGGGGTTTGAGGAAAAGGTTGCTGATTGGCTGGAATGTTTTCCTGATCAGCTCTGCTCGTTCTACCTGGGCACCGGCCGCCCACCTCAGTACCAGCTTGAGATAGCGACAAAGCTCATTGCTGCTGATCGCATCCGTGCCGACCACATCACTATGCAGCGTCTCATGCATGCTGTCTGCTACAGCGTTCCGCCGGCACTGTTGCCTGACCTGCTGTCACGCTGGGACGCGGTTAAGCCTGCTGACTTCGCCGTGGGCGATGCCTGCGGCGGACCGGTTATCTATCCCTGCTGCTCACTGGTGGATCATGCTGACGGCGATCCCGTTGAGAGGCATCCCGATTGTCAGCCCCGCCACGAGCGGCGAAGGGCATGGAGGTTACATGGCTAAGCTAACGACCCTGAAACCCCGGCTTAAGGTCATCGACACCCGACGCATCAAACCCGTTTACGGTGAGCAGCGGCGCATCAGTGGCAGTGTGCGCGTGGGGCTTAAGCGACGGCTGTGGGTACGCGACGGAGGGCATTGCTGTATGTGCTCACGTGCTGTTGATCTGCATGAGAGCGAGCTTGACCACCGCATCGCGCTGCAGTTCGGCGGCGACAACTCTGAGCGCAACCTCTGGACGCTCTGTAAGGAATGCCACGCCGGGAAGTCAGCGCGCGAAGCAGCTACGGCCGGTCCGGATGATGAAGCCCTGAAACATGCCGTGCCTGAAGGGGCTGACGGACAGGGAACCGTCATATTTTGATTTAAATGAAAATGATTATCATTTATTTGAATAATTAGTTGCGTTTGTAACTATTTCATTTGTAATGATAATGATTCTCATTACCGGGGGGGGAGGGCTCAAAAAAAAGGCCGATTACCCTGTACACCGCCCCCTCCCTCACGCAGAGAAAAAATTCCCTTCTGGAGGGTATAAACATGTTAACAGCGCAGAAGCGAAAATTCGCGGTGGCGCTGATGTCCGGCATGTCTCAGAAAGATGCGGCAGTAAAGGCGGGCTACTCGGAGAAATCCGCGCGGTCAAA